ATCTTTGAATCTTCTAATTCTATCACTACTTGCTTGTAGTTCTGCCTGTGTTTCTTTTTGTCTTAATACTTCTCTTTGTCTCGCAAACTCATCTTCAATGTTTTGTTTTGCTTGTTCATATTCTTTGGTCATTCCCAAACTTTTAGAATATTCTGTGTCAAGTTTAGCAAGTCTTTCGTTTCTCTGTCTTGTAATTCTTTCTAGATCTGTTTCACCCAACTGTCCCAAAGAGTCTGTGTATCTTTTGAACATTGTTCTTGCTTCTTCGAATGCTTCAACATGACTGTTCATCATATCTCTGCTTTTCTTCGTTGCTTCAGTATTTGTGTTGGTTGCTTCAGTGACTACCTGCATTTGATTTTTCATTATACCCAATTCACGATTGGTATCATCAAATGCATTTGCCTGTTTTTTACTTGCTTCAACGGAATCTTCTATCCCTTCAACAAGATTATCTATTGCTAGGAAAGTGCCTGTAAATGCCGCCGCCGCCGCAAGTCCCGCCCCCACAATCAAACCCCAACCTGCAGGCCCCGATAAGGCAACCAATGCCGTGGTTGCTACCACCATGGCCTGTATGGCTCTGGCCGCTTTGACAAAAAAGACTGCCATCTTGAATCCAATCAAAGCGGCAAAAACTGCTGTTAATATTCTGGCATTATCAGCCACAAATGTAATTGCAGTTCCTGTTGCTGTAATTGATTTTGCAAGAACTCCACCTAACGCTCCACCAATTATTTCAATTTGTTTTTCGTTTTCTTTTAGGAATGTGTTTAGGTCGCCAAATTGTCCTTTTAGTTCATCAAAAAATCCTGATGCTGTGGCTTCTTGGAATTTTCTGAAACTGTCACTGATCATTGACAATGTTCCAGTTAAAGTGTTTGCCATTTCGTCAGCGGCACTTCCAAATTGACCATCTGGACCAAATAATTCTAATAATCTTTTTCTTGTTTCTTCAATTGAAACTTTTGCACCTTGTTCAAAACCTAATAGTGCTGTTACACCTCTTTCCCTAAAGATGTCTGCCGATGCTATACCACCCGATAATGCTCTCTGTAATTGTTCACCTGTTTGTTGGAATGATAAACCGGCTACTGCCGCAATATTGGCTGTTAATTGTAAATTTTTACCAAGTGCTCCTGCATCTTTGGAAACAACCGCCAAGTTACCCGAAGCGGCCTGTATTTCATCTAGTGAGAAAGGAACTGTTGCGGCAAAATCATTTAATGTTTTAAATGCTTTGGCACCTTCTTCTGCTGATCCAAATAAGAATTTAAATCTTAATTGTAAGTTTTCAACTTCTTTACCTACATCAACAAAACCTTTAACAAGTTTGGCTGTTCCAACCACCGCTAAGGCACCCACGGCAAGTTTTGCCGCTGTTCCTAATCCACCCAACGATCTGTTAAGACCATCAAGTTGCTGTTTTCCTTTTACCTTAACATCTACATTAAGGTTTGCGTTTGTAGCCATGGTTAGCCGTCCTCACTTGTTTCATTGACTTGTTGGTAGCCTCATGCTCTATGGCTATATAACCTAGCCATAAATCAATTTCCAACACTGATAACTGCATTACTTCCTCAAGACTTTTCTTAAGTCTATCGGCCAACATCATAAGCAGTCTCAACTCAGGGTTGGCTGTTATTCCTTTTGTGCCTGCTCCATAGAAAGTCTTTGATTGGCATTGTTAATATGCCCAGCAACTCTCGTGATGATTGCAGGATCAGCCTCGGTCATAAGTCTCGTCATGTCCAAGTCATGGAATAGTCTTTTGCCATCTTTGTCTCTGGCTTTGACTATTAGACTTTGAACAAGTGCGTCTACTACCAGACCCTTGGCTTGTAGTTCTACTATTTTTGCTTCATCTTGGAATGAATATGTGTTTCTGTAATAGATGTCCATATCCCATTCTTCAACATGAAGTTTTTGTAAATCACCATTAATTTTAGTTTGATAGTGTTTTACGATATTGTCTGTTGCTCTTTGCATTTTTATCTCCTATACTTTGTTGCAACCTCCCTTAAGGACGGTCGTGTCATTCCTTTAGGGGCCTGTGTTGAATATCCACCATCTAAACGAGTAGCATAAGGCACCTTGTTTGAGATGCTGTATCTATTTTTTGAAGATTTTTTCAATCTCCAACTTCGTTTAGCACGACCTGAAGCCACGGGTGTTTTATTTTTAACCGCCGTGAACAAGTCTTTGGATATTTGGTCGACTATCTTGCCTACATCTTTTGATAGACTAGCAGTCACCGTTTTTGCGTTGGGTGATAATGTTATTCTTGACATTATAACAATTATCTCCTTATTAACTAACTGTCGCTTTAGTTAATGTTCCTACACCTTGGAAAGTAACTGATACTTCTACCATTCCATCAAACGAAGTTGATAGTGAATGACCAGTTATGATTACTTCACCAGATAGTCTTATACCATTTTCTTTTCCAGAAGGGTATAATTCAATAGTGGCAGGTGCCGCACCTATTCCAGAAAACAATGCATTGTGTCCTGTATCAGAATCTCTTTGATACAGATCCATTGATCCTGAGAATGAAGTTTGTCCTGCTTTGTATTGTCTACCAGAGTCACCTGTTGTTGTGCATTCAATTGCCGCTGTCTCTTGATCTACTGAGAATGATCTCACACTCGCTAGATTTTGAGCAGAACCGCCAACATCAAATGCAACAACTCCAGACTCACCAGTATATACTGCTGTGTTTAAAGCCATTGTCTTACTCCTCTATTTTAAAATCTTCTGGACCGGGAAGATCTTGTATTGTTTGTTTTTTCACAACTGGTTTTGCTTTGAGTGTAGCACGAGGCTTTCTCAAGACTTTTTCCAATTGTGGTTTTGACGGTTCAAAGGTCCAACCGTCTTTCAGTCGTTGTTGAACAAATTTATTGTCAACGATTTCTGAAACTTTATTTCCTCTCCACATTTCTATAGCCATTATAAGACTCCTTTCTTGTATGAGTAGGTTACTTCACAAGTTACAACAACTTCTCCCAGCGGAAGTTCTCTTTCAACAACTTCTATGTTGGTTATGTGTGTTGTGACGCTGTGAATATTTTCATCTGAAACAGATATATCTCTGTTTCTTGATTTTTCTAATGTTTCTTCTATTTCTTCTACTAATGAATTTCTTAATGTGTCAACTTCTGTGCCTCTTACATAACATCTTAATTCGTAACTGATAATACCTCTTCGAAGATCCATTCCAAAGTCTTCTCTGGTTTCGTTTGCAGTGACTATCAGTATTGCTGGAAATTGTGTGATGGCAAGTTTTTGCACATCAAAGAAAACTCTTGAAACCTTGCCTGGAGCAGGGTTGGTCATGTTCTTTAATTGGTTCTCAATATTTTTTGCTATGTTTTCTCTTGCACTCATTACCTAATCAACCTACCATGATAAAATGATTGTTTCTCTGTTTCTTCAAATGTGCCTGATGAATCCAAATCATAGTTCACACCTTCACGAAGTATTAGATCAAATTCTTCTTGGAATTTTTCTTTGTAATAAATCATTTTTTCTCTGAAGGCATCACCATCTGGATCAAACGAACTCAAACGAGGATATATGTAATAAGCCAACACATGATATACAGCGGCTCTTGTGAATTGAGATGAATTTAACTTTCCGTTAGTTAATTTACTTGCTCCCCCAATAACACTAAGGTCTTGACTGGTATATTGTGTAGTAGGCCACCATTTTATGTTTAGTAGTCTGATTATGTCTGTGTATGTTTTTTCGTGCAAATCTGAAAAGTCATGAATACCGTAGTCTCTTATCTGAGGCTCGTATTCTAATAGATCTGTATCTGCGGCAAATGTCGCCATTGTAAAGGTCCTTCCTTATAGTAATAATTATTACAAAGTCCTACTTTGTATAAACTTATTTATTGAACATTTCAAGAAACGCTTTCTTACCAATCACAGGAATATCCACATCAGGTATGTCATCATTAACTGCTGTTATCTTGTGTGTTTCAGAAAGTATCTTCAATTGCCTTTTGCAACCAATAGTGTATTTCCTTGGAGATAAACGACCTGGATATGTATAGACCGAGTTGGTGCTTATGCCCCAATCCATTCCTAGTATGTAAATTGGATCTCGGCTTATCTGTGTTGCCAACAACAATGCCATCATGCCTGAATTCTGTGGATCAACTGTTTTCCATTGTTGCACCACGATCCATGGTGGCTTTTGGTAAGCATCTCTGGTGTAATATTTCACACCTTGTTCTAAATTTTTATGATTTTCTTTAGTGGTGCCTTGATCAAAACAGACCACATTACCAACTGGCCTATCTTTGCGAATAAAATTACAACCTATCTCATTTTCTTGCAAAGGAAATGCAGTCAATAGGTCTTGCCTTGAAGGACCGTTGAACCAAACTATCGTTGCTTTCATATCTGTATTTAGGTCATAAAAAAAGGCCCCATATTTCTACAGGGCCTTTTAATGAGCGTTATTGATCGTTATTAGTCAACTTGGTTGTCAGTAACAACTTTAACACCGTATGAATCGTGTAATTCACTTACACCATATACAGCAGTCGCTACAACTTCTGTTGCTCTTAAAGATTCATCTCTCTGCGTTGCGATCTTAATATCAGATCCCATAGCCATTGCTAATGCATCTCTTGAGAAGACAGCATTAACACAACTTGCCGCAGATGACTCAACAACATTTGAAGTTTCAAAGATATCGATACCTGCGATTCTTCCAACATAACCTTCAGTCATTGCTTGATTCACAACACCTGTGTTACCTTGTGGAACGAAAGTTGAAGTCATTGTTTTCTTCATGTTGAAGATAGATTTAGGATTGAACACACCATAGTATGGTCCAGGAACGCCAGACGCTTTTAATTTAGCCGCCGCTCTGAATAAGTGTTCCGCAGTCATTTCAACATCTGCTTCCGCAGTTGCAGTTGTGAATGCGTATGTTGAGAAGCCTGAGAATAGAGCAGTTAAATCTCTGTCTATTTTCTTAGAAATTGCTTCTCCGAACAATCTTCCTATATCACTGATAACATTTTGTTTTGAATAATTCAAAGCAAGGTCTGTTACCGTTGTCATTACACCAACTTCAGATATTGTAATATCTTTTTTAGAAGTTGTGATAGCAGTATTTGCCAAGTCAGCCGCTTCTGAGACTCCCGTCGCAGATGGTGAACTGTAGATTGGCACTTGTAAAGTTGTGCCACCTTGGTTTTGTGCTATTGGAAAGATTTTAACAAGATTTCTCATTACGGATCTTTCAGCCGCTACGAATTGGGCCTCTGCTACGATTGATGCAATAAGATCATCAACCCCACCGGATGCCAGTTTAGTTTCATCAGCCATTTTAATTTTCTCCTTTTTGGTCTAATGTTGATTTACATTATGCCTTGTTTCTTACGATACTCAGCATAAACTTTTCTATGCTCTGGATTTTTCATATCCAAAGATTTGATATCAACGCCTGAGGGAGTTTCACTTATGGGATTAGATGTGCTACCGCCACCTGCTGGTCCTGCCTGGACGAAATGTGGATTTGTTTTTAAAAACTCTTCTACCAATCCATCTACAGTCATAGACTCACCTGTGTCAGTGTATCTTGTTTGTCCAGATTTTGGATCAACCACTTCAACACTACCAGTTTCTGACATCTTGACCTGTTCTCTCACAAGTCTTACGACTTGTTCAGGGTTGATCGCTTTCTTTGTAGATGCCGCATTTAACAATGAGCCGTCTACTTTGATCTTTGTCAGTTCACCAGTAAGTTGTTGGATTGTAGCATTAGACTTTTCTGCCTGTTGCTGTAAAATCTTTTCAAACTCACCTTTCCTTTTCTGCTCAGCCAATTGGGCCTGTTCTTCTTTAGCAGATAAGTCGTGATATCTCTCAACATCTATACCGTCAAACTTTTTTAATACTCTTGCTTTCTCGCTCTCACGAACTTTTCCAGCAATAGCATCTACCTGTTCTTGAGTATAGGTCTTAGGTGTTGATGCCTGTTCCTGCGATGGATTTTTTGTGACTTCAGATTGAACCGCAGTAGTTTCAATATTATTGTCCGTCAATGATGCTTCTTGAGTCATTGTCTCGTTCTCCTTTTTTGTTTTGGTTTGAGTTAACCTTGTAATTGTATTTACCGCTTCCACCGTTTTTATACTCAAACGGATTGATTTGCTCTCGTCCTTCATTCTGGGATGGAGCATACAGACTCAGTAATTCAAGTCCAAGTGCATGAGCAACAGATTTGATATTGATCAAAGCCTTCCTTGCTCTGGTGGCAAAACGCATTGATGGATTCTCCATGAGTTTTTCCTGATTAGAAAAATATTCAAGACACAATTTTTTGAATTGTTCATGTCTTGCTGATTCTACTGGTTGTCTATAGAGTCTCCGTCTTGCCATTAACACTATTTAATGGTGTAGGAAATTAGTCAAATTTAATTAGGTTCCAAGGTGTGGCTCTGCCTTGATGATTTCTTACCACTTCGCCTGTGTCAAGATAGTTCGCTGATCTTAACATTTTGTAGCCATTTGAGGATATCTTCTTTTGATGGACTTGACAAGGTTTTACTTGTCTTCCGTTTACGAAATACTTTGGTTGTATCTGAACTGTGCCTTTTCTTGCCTTTATGCCTGCCATCCTCTACCTCCATGCTTTTAAACTCCAATATGCAGGTGATAGGCTCTTCTGTCCTTTGACTGATTGTAGTATTGGTGTGAATCTTGCGATGAACGATTTTTGTCTTGCTGGTATGTTCTTTTTAATTCTCATACCTGGCTGTCCAAACCTGACTATATTCACTTTGCCTGTTGATCTGTTTCTCACATACACAGCACTTTTCTTTGATGCGTTTGGTGTCCTGAATGGTTTGTTCAGTGTGACTGTTCTTCCTTTGTATTTGGCCATATAACTCCTATTTGTAGATGAAAGGATCTTTTGCTCTCAACCTTTCAATCTTGTCTTCGTATGTTTCTGTAATTTTGTTTTTTGTGTTGTAGTATTTTGAATCCCACCATGAGAAACTGTTATCGTCAATTGTTTTGAATCCTTGGTCTCTGTCAATGTATTTGTAATCTAATTTTTCAATATCAAATTGAGATAACCAATCCCACACATTTTTAATTGCAAATTCTTTGCATGAATACACATCTAATTGTATGATACCATCTGTCCAACTGTGGAATGTAACGGAACTTGTATCTATGATGGCAACAGAACTCCAACCTTCATTGCCTTCATTGTCGCCCCACGCAGAGTGTGGGCCTGACAGTATGTTCATGTTAATTTTTTTTACAAGATCTTTTATTTGCTGATTAAGTTTGTCTTCTCCATAATTTGCCAAAGGTGGAGAATTGACTTCTGCTCTTACCAACAGATGCTTATGCACTAGATTTGGATTCATTTTTATTTCCTTTTCTTGCTTTAGTTAGTGTTTCTAAGTCCTGTTGTATGAGCACTCCAACTGGTGTTGAATGTCCTCCATACTGTGGATGTGAATACAACCATTCCTCATTGGGTCTACCCTCATTCATCCTCCACATCATTTTTTTTAATCTCCTACCACTGGCTCTCTTGTGGATATACATCCTTGCTACAAAAGAGCCAAGCGGTTTTATCTCTCCTGTCCAGTCACACACATCAATCTTTTGTTTTGACCAATATGCTTTTGACCATGGACACACGCTCACGATGGAAGCGAAGTATTCAGTCCAATTAACCTCTTCTTCCACCTTTTTTCTTTTTCTTCATTGGCATTGATCTTGTTGATCTTTTAGAAGATTTTGACATACCGCCACCTCTTCTACCGCCTCTTTTTTTTGTCATATTATTTTTCCTTTCTTTTTAATTTTTTTGCCCACCGTCCTGCCCAATCCCACAAAAGGCATTTCACCTCGTTCGTAGAAATCTTTTTAGACAACTTCATTACAAGTTGTTCTAATTCGTAAATTTTAACTTTAAGTGATTTATATTTCTTGTTGTGGGTCATTGCTAAAGAATTTTTCCATTTCAGGATGTAGTTGTTTGATCTGTTCATCAGTAAAACCTTGTGATACCATTTCTCTCATATGTTTGATCATATCATTTACACTTTCCATTGGTGGATGTGTTGTTGTGGTGTTCATTGGTTTAGGTTGATTCATTTCATCTAACTCATCTTGATCTTTAGCAAGTATTTCTTTTATTTTCGTGTCAATAATGTCTTTGACTTCTGGTGATGCTGTGGCACTATCTCTCTGTGTTTCCGCGGCTTTCTTTAATATGTCCATATCAAGATTCTTGTCTCTGATATGGAATGCCATTGGATATTTGATGGATCCATCAAATGCTGTGCCTTGCCATAGAGCAAACATTCTCCAAATTTGTTCTTCCGCAAGTTGTAAATTTTTTGCTTTTTCACAAAGTTTAGAATCTAACAAAATAAACTCTGATTGCATTGAAACGCCTGAGAGTTGACGAGTCTCTTGATTTCTTATTGCTCCCAAGTGAGCCATTTTATCAATTGCTATAATTTTTTTCTCAATTGATTTTAGAATAGCATCAAGGTTGGAACCATTTGGTTGAAGAAGATAAGGTTTCAATCCTGGATCAGTTTCATTGGGCATTGATATGATAGCACCTGCACCTGCTGATGCTTCTGTCTCTGGTGTCTTAACCAATGTTGGATGATTTGTTAATCTGATCAATTGTTCTATTTCTGAATATTCTTGGAACATCGCATTCTGCATATCCGCTATGTCGCCGATGTCTGAAACACCAATTCCTCTGATAGGTGATCTTGCGGCATATACCCATACTGCAGGAATCTTGCCCAATGGATTTGGTTTTGATTCTAAGAATGTTAATGGATTTTTATTTTGTGGTTCATATCTTTCTAAAATTATTTCATCCTTGGTCCAAGTTCTCAAATGATATGAATGTGCTGATTCGTATGTTCTTTCTTCTTGTTCTAAAAATTTAACATATTGTAATTCGTAATGTCCTGAAGGTAATCTTTTCCAATGCCAATCAATGATCTGTTCTGGAGTGTATAGTGTAACATAAGGTCTTATGCCTTGTTGTAATTCTTCTGCTTTTGTGCCAACAACCGTTTCTGGTCTATCTATCAACACACAACAATGACCATATATGGAACTCATTACATTTACATCTCTCATGAATGATTCCCAAGTTCTGCCTTCCATATCGCAGTCTTCAAAGAATCGCTCTATTTCTGGTGTGCCTTCCATTG